AAATTAGAAGTGCCAAATGGATTCATCTTTTTAATACCCAAAACCTCTTCTAATTCTTTAATCTTTGTGATATCAGGATCTTCTGTAACTTTGCCATCAGCCAAAGTTAAATTATCTAGTTCAGAAGGTTTATTTTCTTTCTTGTTTTTTTTGTTGAGTTTTTTAGCTGGCATATATATATGATGAAATATAAATGTATAAATTCAATAAAAAAGGCGTCACCCTTTCGGGTGACGCCTGATTGACTAGTGACTATTATACGATGAGACCAACGAGAGCGCGGTTATCGAGAACCATGCGGCCCTCTTCAAGAGCGCCGAAGTAACCGATTTTACCTTGGCGAAGTGTGTACTGATCATCGGCGACGAGATTGAACTCGGAACCAGTGTCAGAATCAACTGCGACAGCACGGATAAGAGAATCGCGAGATCTGTCGAGACCAACAACGATTTCTTCAGTTGCGCCATCAAATACTGTGCCACTACCAGCTGCATAATGAGCGGCGTAAGTGGTAGAACCAGCGACGGTATCGAAGATGGTGTTGAATTTCTTGCCAACACCGAGTTCAAGGATTTCCATGATAGAAACGCCGAAGAACTCTGGCAATCCAGCTTGGCTAAAGATTTGATTACGAATCGCATCAGTAGCAGGAATACCAGCGCCATCACCAGCAGCAGGAGCTGTGGTCAAATCAGGACCTTTGGTATTAATTGGATTGTAAGCCATACCGCGAAGCTCTTCGATAATTTCTGGAGAAACGAGAAGATCGGTGAGACCTCTACGGGCACCAGAAGGAGTTCCACCAACGAAAGAAGCGTTAATGCGCTTGATCTTGGTGAAGAGCTTATTCAAGTCGTTAAGGACGAAACGGTTAGCAGCAGCAGAACGGAAAACGTGAAGATTATCCGTTGCTGTCGCGCTGTTTCCGGTCGAAGCGGCCGCTAAAGCGGTCATCAATAAGTTAGCGGAGGTTCTTTCCTGCTTGAGCATGATTTCTTGAGCTACGCGAGTGAAAGACTTGCTAACTACGTCTAAACGACTCTTGGCCGCGTACTTCTTGTCGAAAGCGACAGCACTATCTAAACGATAGGTGGCGATTTTGAGTTCAGAAGCGGTTGGCTGAACGATGTTCTGAGGAAGACCACCAGCTACGCTCTGGCTGTAGACCTTGATGTAATCTTCATCGAAAACATCATAGTACAAGTCCAAAGGAATAGAAGGATTATCTTCCGAGTTGAATTGCAAACTTGTGAATAAGTTTGAAACAGTTGGAGCGTTATTAATAACTTCAGCCAAAACTGGCCCGATGAATTCAGCCAATGCAACTTGTGCATCATAAGCTACTTCACGGTTCTTGGAAGCCAACGCCCTGATTAATTCGACCTGTTCGTCAGTTCTTTTTAAAACGATTTTCATATGCGTTAAATATTTAAATATTATACAGTGTACGAAGAAACACAGTCGATCTGAACCAAAGCGTATTTACCAGTTGTGGTTCCAGCGAAATAATCGCTCTTACCATTCTGAGAAACGCGCTGACCAGTCGCGAGAACTCTTCCCACAATGCTATAGTTACCAGTTAATGGCGAAACCGCACTAGCGGCCAAACCAGAAACTTTTCCAGCGTTAGCAGAGATAACCAAATGAGAATTTGGAGCCATGCTACCATCAACCCAATCAACGGCAGTATCAGCCAATGTGAACATACCGCGAGTTGCAACAGGAACAGCCTGACCGCTTAAAACGGCCTGAAGTTCCTGCCTCTTAACAGGGTTATAAAGAAGTTTTTCGCCATTCTCGTCCGTCTGAAGAGTCTGATTAAGCGTAATACCAAGAACTGGATCGCCAGCGGTAGCCGCAGTGAACTGTAGAGGAACGGAAGGGTACTGAGCAGCGCCAATGAATGGATAGTCAGTTTTTCCTAAATAAGCGTTGTCTGCATAGGTAATAGGATCGGAATCCAAGTTACCAGCAGAAACCTTAACGAATACACCTGCCGAGCCATTACCATTTGTAGAGGGTAGTGCATCAGCAGTGTCGCTAGCAAACAAGTTTACTACGTCTTGCTCGCTGTACTGTCTGAATGGATATAATCTAATAGACATATATTTTTAAAATGTTAGTATTTGATAGTTACGTTTTCTCTTGAAAATGCTTTGTTAAGCCTTTCCTTCCAAGAAACACTAGGAGGAGTTGGTTCGCCGCCCTGTGGAATTTTTGGCTCTTCTGTGCTGGCATTCGCCAATACAGCTTCTACCTCAACCTCTTCGGTGGCTTCTTCCTTCTTTTCAGGATTTTCTACTTCAAGAGTAGAAGCTTTAACTTCGCTCATTCTCTTCGCGAGTTCCTGTTCTAAGCGTTCTTGAAAAGCTTTTTCTTGTTCTGCTTTGTGAGCTTTGCTTTTTTGGCGATAAATAACAGCCAATTTTTCTTTATAAGATGCGAAAGCTTCTTCAGAACATTCTAGTTCGTTTAATTCTTTTGCTAAAAACTGACGATCAGCGTCGTCGAAATCATATTCAGAATCTAAATCACTCATTCTGGAATTAAATAATTCCTGAGCGGCTTGTGCAGAAAGAGTAGATTCTAATTCGCCTAATCTAGAAAGAGCTTCTGTCAACTTCGTGTTGTTCTCTTCGAGATCTTTCTTCAGCTGCTCGGCCTCGGCTACAGCCTTCATCTTCTCTTCTTCGGCGGCAGTGACTTTAGACTGAATTTCTTCACTCTTTAATTTAATACTTTCAGCGATCTTTTCGGAAATACTCGCAACAGCTTCTTCGCTGAACTCGGCGGCATTTTGCTTCTCAGCTAAAGCCGTTTTTAATTCTGATAAAATTTGTTCTAGATCCATAATCTTATTTTTGGTTATATTTACAGGTTTTTTCTCTGGTTGTGAAATATTTTTGTTTATTTTTAAAAGTTCGAGGCTATTTACTTCGATAGATTCGGCTTCCTCGACAGCCGAACTTTCATCCATTGGGGTATTACTGCCATCATCAATCACCACTCCTTGAACATCAGCAGCTGGATTCGTAGTGAATCCAATGCCCAAAGGATAAATTCTTCCAGTCACTAATCTGTAGACTGGCGTACCATCATTCATGGCTCCAGGCCCGTCAAAGCCTCGTAAATATTTTTTAAATTCTTCTATTTGTTTTTTATCGGTAATGATTTCTGCATCATTTAAATTATCACTACCTACAGCGACATAATATTCATTAAAACCAATTTCCCAACTTGCGCTAATTTTCTGATACAAATTAGATTCGGGATCATTTGAATCAATAAGCGCTTCCGCGAAATCTCTATCAACAGTTTTATAAACAACAGCGGCCAAAGAAATATTAAAGGCGTCTAAAGAATTTTTTACTTGTTCATCGCTTAATATTTTGTTTTCCCCATAAGAAGAAAATGCAGAATTAACGATATGACCCACTACCTTTTGTTTCTTGTGTTCAATATTAGTAGGCTTATGGATAAAGTAATTTTTAAAAGCAATAGCTGTATTAGTATCAATTCCATCACCATTCTTATTAAAACGATTAACTAAAGCGGCATTAAAAGCTGCGCCAACTAAATCAACATTCTTTTCTAAATTAACGGATTGAGGAATTAAAGATTTCAAAGGCTCAAGAGAAGCCTTGGCAAGCAAAACATTACTATCAAAATTCAACGAAGCCGTAACTACGTCATTAAATCTAGCCTTGTAAAGATACATAATATATATAAAATTACACAGAATCCTTAGAACTGTGATATAATAAAGCCGCCGCGTAAGTATTTAAATCATGTTCCGAAGCGACAGCTTGCACTTCAGATAAAATGCCCAAACCATCTAAAGTAGACGGATCACTAATAACTTGTTCGATTTTTTTGTTCCACGTGGAAACTTCTGATCCAATTATAATAGCTTCGCTAATGCCTTCTGCTAAAGATTTTTGTTCTGCATTTAGCTTTTTCTTCTGATATTTTTTCTTTAGTAAGGATTCTACGTTAGCATATAAAACTTTTGTTTTTTCAAAAATTTTCATGATTGCATCTTTAGAATAAACAGAAGCTTTAGATGTCGCGCCAGTTGGTCTACCAACTTCTTTTGGTGTTTTTGTTTTGGTTTGACCAGCAGGCATTGGGGGAGCTGGAGGAGGAATAGTGGGTACGCCACCAACAATTGGATTGTAGTAACCCTTCTTTCTATCCTGAACAAATTTTTCTTGAGCAGAAAGCAGCTCTTCGGTTGTAGGATAGATACCCGTTTCAATAACCTTGATACCTTCTTCTGGAGGAAGAATACCTAATTCCATCATTCTAGTTACAACGCGATTAAACTGAGTTTCATCTTTAATTGATACTTCTTCAAATTTTGCGATGGGACATTTGCCTTTAAATCCAAGACTCTTAAATATCAAGTCCATTTCTGGCTGTAAAAATTCACACAAAAAAGAGCTACGCGCCTCGCGCAATCTTTCAAAAAACACCTGAGCCTTAACAGTGGTATTCGCAAATTTTTCAGAACCAATAAGAATATTCTGTAATCCTTCTTTAATATCCTCATTTACAATTTTATATTTTTCATATCCCAAAACTTTATTCATGTCTGGAATAACAAATTCGGCCTTTGTTGTGTAGTCAGCCACCAAAACGCGACCAACAGATTGATTACTCAATAAAGACTGCATAGCTTGAATGTTCTTGTGATTAATGCCGCCTTTCGAAGGTTCAGTGCCGAGAGTAATTAACAAGATAACATTTTCAATTGTGCGGCAAATAGCTTGATCAATCTTCTTCAATTCTAACTTAAAGTTGATATCATCAAGGACGGGAAAACCAAAAGGTACCGCGAATGGTTCGTAGTCCTGTTTTTTATAAAAAGAATAAATTACATCAGTAGGATTTAATTGTATTTTCAAGCCATCCTGCGCCCACTGACCATTTTTAATTTTATCTTGCGTCTGCTTGTCCATGCTTTCAAAAATCATTTTGTCATGATCGTTTTTAGGATTTTGCAATCGTTCTAATTCGTATTCAGAAAGTATCTTTTCATAAACAACATGCTTCCAAGAGCTAGTTCTATTTACTGTAATATAAAAAGGATTTAATAAAGTGTATTGAACTGGAACG